TATTGGTGTAATTGTAGGTCAATAAAGTGTTTGTAGTCAGTGGCTGATTGCCCGTTGCGGTGGCCGAAAAAGGGATGTAATTTGTCGCCCCAGTGCCCGCCGTAAGGTTCACGTTGGTGGCGTTTGTTGCAGTACCAGCAGTCGCCGCATTCAGGTTGGCTACCTGCGTAGTGGAGGCCACAGTAAATGGTGCCGTACCAGTTGCCAAGGTTGAGGTGATCACACCGGTGGCCGATACCGTGGTAAATGCGCCTGTGCTGGCCGTGGTAGCACCGACTGTGCCGTTGATGTTGATGGACGCCGTGCCCGTCAGGTTGGTGACCGTGCCGCTGCTTGGGGTTCCCAAAGCTCCATTAAAAGTGATTGGCGCACCAGCAGAGCCAATAGAAATTGCCAGCGCTGTAGCTACCCCAGTGCCCAAACCAGATACGCCAGTGGATATTGGCAATCCTGTTGCGTTGGTCAAAGTTCCGCTGCTCGGAGTGCCCAGAACGCCGCCATTGACCAATACAGATCCTGCGGTGCCTACCGCAACACCCAATGCAGTCGCAACCCCAGTACCTAGACCAGTGATAGAGCCTACCGCTGGCGTAATCGTGGTGTTGCCTGCCAAGGTAAGTTGGCCCTGTGCATTGACCGTAAAGGTTCCCACCGCCGTGGCCGAACCATATGCGCCAGCGGTAACCGCTGTATTGGTAATGCTGAACTGCGTGCCAGTAAGGGTTAACCCTGTGCCTGCCGTATAGGTTCCTGCGCCAGAGAATTGAGTGAAAGAGATCGGGCTGGTTCCCACCGTGGTCACTGGCAAGGTCTGCACCCAACCCGTGTTGGCGTAGAGCGTACCGCTGGTGACAAACGTGAAGTCGCCGCTGGCAATCTCAACATTGGTGTCAAAGTCGGTAGCGCGTGTTAGAACCGTGCCGCCAGTGGCCCATGTGTAGATGCCGTTGTTGGCTTGGGTAACCTCGTTCTTGACCACAATGCGATTGCCATTGACCAGCGTGTAACCATCCAAGACGGTCAAAGCAACCGACAGGGTAAGGGTTGCGCCGACGCCAGATGTGCCGTTGTTGTAGGTTACCGTGCCGCCAGTGATTGAGGCAAGAGTCCCCGTGGTGGCCGCATTACATGATGCGTGGATATTTAGACTCTGGGCTACTGCGTCCACATACTGTTTGGTGGCAAGCTGCAACGCCGATACGGGGTCTTGGGTAACGGCCACCGAAGTCAGTCCACCAAGGGTCAACGATGTGCCGCCAAGCGATATGGCGGTCGTTCCTACGGTCAAAGAGCTATTGGTTAGCGAGGCATTGGCTATGTTGGAAAGCGTGTTATTTGCCCCGCTAATGGTCTTGTTGGTCAGCGTCTGGCTACCCGTCAGCGTTGCTACGGTGCTGTCTATGGCAATGGTCACCGCAGCAGACCCGTTGTAGCTCGTGCCAGATAACCCGGTGCCAATGGTCAAAGCGTTGGAAGCTGTGGCCGTCACGGTGACTGAACCACCCAAACTCACCGATGAGCCGTTGATGGTGATTGCGCTGTTGGTCAGGCCAGCATTGGGGATTGTGGTGGCCGCAGTCATCACGCCAGTGCCGTTGCCGTACACATAGCCCGTCAGTGTTGCTGCGCCAGTGCCTCCGTTTGAGGCATTTAGAACACCGCCCAATACAATTGGCCCACTTGTTGGAATAGAGGGAGTAAAACCAGTTGTTCCCGCGCTGAAATTAGTAACAACGCCACCACCAATCGTACTAAAAACTGTCCAAGATCCGTTGTTGTACCCCTCGTAGGCCAACAAATCCACGTTGTATCGGATTTGTCCGTTTGATCCAAGCGGCTGCTGTGCGTTGGTTCCAACAGGAACGGTAACTGCACCATTTCCGGGAAGTATTGGGTTGTCAGCAATTGCAATCGTTGGGTTGGCTAAAGCTCCGTTGCCGTCTGCAACAGAAATCTGATCCGATGTGCCAATAATGTTGCGCCCAGCGATGGCCGTGCCGGTGGAGTTAAGCGCAAGCATTCCCGTGCCGCTCAGGTCAGCAATGGATTGCGCCAGACCAGACAAAGCCAATGTAGGGTTTCCACTAACGCCATTTGCATTAGAAGCACTCAATCCATTGCCCGAAACAACTATCGAACGTGCAACGACCGTTGAACCAGAGGTCTTCACAATCAGGCCAGTGGAGGCTGTTTCCAAGCTGCCAGAAGCGCCATTGAGGCTTAATCGGTAGAAGGACTGTGCGCCGCCATCAGTAAGGCCCAAACCAGTGCCGGTGGAGAAGTACCTGCTATTTGGCAGGGTTGGCTCTTGATTGATGGTCAGAAAGGTCTGAGTTTGGCTTGGAGAGGCTGCGATCGCAGCCGTGGTGGTTCGTGCCGTTACCCCGTTCTGGACGATGGGGACGAACTCAGTACCAGTAATAGCACCAGCGGCTGGCAGTTGGAGTATGGTTACTTGTGCGGACATTATGTACTCGTTGGTGGGTTTGGAGAGATTGTGTCCTTGTTCCCGGTAGAGGTTGGAATCTGGGTGTTCTGTTCAGTCGAGATCTGGAACACGCTAGTTTCACCACCCGTAACCAAATAGTTGTCGCCAGCATTGACTGGAAGATCGGGACGAGGAAACCTAATCGTTATCCTTTCTGTCTTGCGGGCGGCAAGCCTATAGGGATCAAGCTGGTCAGCGCATCCTTCATTGCACACCCGCAGGCCGGGGAAGTTTGGGTCGTTCCTCATCACTGCATGGGGGCGCTTCATCTTGCAACGGTCGCAAATTGCGATTGCAATGTCTGAATAACCGAGGGTGTCCAGAAAGACTGGCATGATTACCTCGTGTAAACGCTGATATTCGGCGCAAAATACACAGGACTTTTGTCGCGCTCTTCCTCTTCGGCTTGCGATAGGTACTTGGCAGCTTGCGCCTCAAGATAAACAACGCGGTTCAAGTCCACACCGGGCAATTCCAGCCCCATTTGGTGGGCCAGCATACTCACCACGGCCATGTACCAGCGCTGGGGCACCTCTAATTCGCCATACAGGTCACCAACGTCCATGATCTGACGCGAGTACCAAATGGTCATCTGATAAAAAGCGTTTTGAGGCGTCGGCCACAGCACAATCTCGCTTTGAGGGATCGTGCGGTTGAACCAAAACTGGAATGGCTGGTTGGCCGTGAAGTTCTTGTTGGGCAGGTTGGTGTAGTCGTCGCGGTTTAAGCGCGACATGGTGATCTCGGTGGAGTTATTGCCCAAGTACCACTCACGCAAGCTCAATGTGGTGCCGTTGTAGGCTCGAATGCGGTAGTACGGCACAGTCTGGCCGTTATCAATGTCCGTCCAAACCCATTCATTGTTGGTCACTGTGATTGTGCCAAGGTCAACCAGCGTCTTCCAAGTGGTGTTGTCCTGAGAGTATTCGTAAATGATCGACCAAGTGCCCGATGCCGCAGGAAGAAAGCCAATTGATCCTATGAAAATGGGATTTGATGGGCCGTAATTGACCGCAATGTTGCCATTTGCCGATGTCTGGGTGCATATCGTGTCCACGTCACCGTCATAGACGTTACCCAAGGTTCCGCCAGCGGAAGACGTATACGCGCCGTTTGGGCGCTCCATCCAGCGATACAAGGCGTTTAAAACGTCATTGCCGCCAACAGGCAGCAGGTATGTTGCTTTATCAGGAGAGAAGCCGTAAACCTTCTTGTCGATGGCCCAATATTGGATGCCAATGTTGATTAGGTTGGACAACAGGAAGAACAGCGACTCACGGGCCGACAGAACCTGCTCGGAAGTCAACTCCTCGGCCAGCTTGCCGCACCGACGAGCGCCGTGGTCAATCAGGGTTTGGACTGTGATTACCGTCGTCCCAACCGTTCCAGAGTAGGCCATGTGTTTTCCTTTACCAACCGGGACAATTCCATCGCTGCATTGAAGCCCTTGAACGGCTTCCCTTTTCGCTTTTCTCAGCTACTGGCCCCATTCGGGCGCAGAAAGAATCCTTGCGTGCCCCGCCTTTTGGCTGCGGCGCTTTGAGGTGAGATCCGGTCTCTCTATTGTATTTCTCTCGGCCTTTTTGCGTAAGCCCTGCACCACGGTCAACGGACAATTTTTCTCCGCGACCAACGGCAAGGCTTACATTCTTCTTGCTCATTTTACTTTGGCGGTCTTTGCAGACTGCTTGAAGTCTTGAGAAGTTGGCGCACCTTTGCTGCCAACTCGGCGCATCTTTTCGCCAGAGCCTTCAGCGATTCGCTCACGTTTTGCATTAATGTTGGCATACAGACCACCCCCTTTAAATTTTTTACCCTCGTCAGCATTGGCAAATTCTTTGCCGACTTTTGCGGGGATGCCGACCTTCTTGGCGAACGCAGGATTGTGCGCTACCGCCTCCATCAAACGATGTTGAGCAGGTGACTTGCTTGGCATGATCAACCTAGCGGATTTACATAGTGTTTGACCATCTCCAGCACCACCGTGTAGGTGTCGCCAGCGCTTGCATCAAGCGTGGTGAACGTAATTGCGCCGTCAACACCAGTACCAGCGTTGTTGGTCAGGCCACCAATATTTTCGAAGTCTTGCTGGTATGAATTGTTCTGGGGGATCGTTTCGATGACCACAGGCGTGCTTGCCTTCCACTTCAACTGCACCTCCATACCGTGAGTCAAAGCGGTGATTTTTGTGATCGTCACGCGATCACAAACGCCACCAGCATTGGATGAAGACAGCGTCGCAGGGTTGACTTTGACGACGTTGGTCTCACCAGTGCCATCGCTGGTGTTTGTGAATTTCATAATTGCCTTACGCTCACCATCAAAGAGCGTTTGGCTTCCAACTGCATCAGCCATAAAAATCTCCAAAGAAAGCAGGGGCCGAAGCCCCCACTTGTTTTCAACAGGCGCGTCCGCCTTTTTTCATTGGCGCAACAGTAACCGACTCTTTCGACTTGGTTACGCTTTTTGGGTTCACAAAACCACGACCAGCACCAGCTTCCTTCTTGCCTGCAAACAGGCTGTCCATGAAACTATGCGCCTTCTTTGCAAACCCCATACCCATCGGAGGCTCATTGAGTGTGTCATCGTAGGCACCTTTTGACAGGTCACCGCCCTCTTTGAGTTTCATCTTACTAGCAACCCGGCCACCACGCTTGTAGGTTCCAGCAAGTTCATTGATGGCTACAGGCTTGGAGGCGGGTTTACGGCCTTGTGGCATTGCCACGGCAGAACCAGTGCTATTAACACTGCCCCCCGTGGCGAAATGCTTTTTTGCTTCACCGCCTTTTTTGTAGCCGCCGCCATTTGATTTGGCAACGCCACCCGTTGCATATCCGCCTTGGCCTTCAACTACACCGCCAGTTGCAAAACCACCTTGACCATTTACAACGCCGCCAGTAGCCATCTTGCCGCCCTTTTTCAAGGCCAGCTTGGTGCCCTTGCCGCCCTTATGCTCTTGCATATCGTGCTGCTTGAACGCCTTCTTGATCATGGCCTTGTCTTGGCCCGTGTCAGCCTTGCCGCCTTCTTTCATGCGACTTGCTGCCATGCCAATAGGAGCCGCTGGGCCAGAACCCATCATCTTCATAGCGCGGCGACGAGCGGCCAACGAGGGGGCCAAGGGAGCTTTCGCACCCATTGGGCCGCCACGAGCAGGCATTGCAGGAGGCATTGCAGGGGGCATAGCAGCAGGAGGGGCCATACCCATCATCCCGCCGTCAGCCTTCTTCACCATGCCGCCTTTTTTGAGCTTCAGTTCGACTGAAGGCTCAGTGGTCTCCATCTTCACCATCGATTTAAATTGTCCCATGTCGCTCTCCTTTAGGCTTGAGTTACACCGAGAGCGCCAACGCGGGTAGCGTTAGGGCCGACAGCAATGGCTGGCAACAAAATTCCCATCGTTGTACGAACGATACCGTCCGATGCAGTTGCTGGGGTGTATGTACCACGAACGTCGCCAGTGGTGGTGGTTGCAG